CCTCGACCGCCCACGAGTCGCCGCCGCTCGGCACGGTGAACGAGAACGACGAGCCCTTGACGATGCCCGCTCGGATGTTGCTCGCGATGTCTCGCCCGTAGGACGTGTCGGGCACCGGGAACTCATACCGCAGCCCGACCTCATCCACGGTCATCCGCAGCGTGCCGGGATAGCGGGCGAGCGGGTAGTTCGGGTCGTGGTTCCACAGGGCTCGCGTCTCCAGCGGCTTCCGCCGGCCGCGACGCTCGGCGACCAGCCCGAAGGCACCGGGGTCGATCCGCTCCACGAAGTCGCCCAGGTCGAGGGACAGTACGCCGAACTTCGCCGCGTAGCCCACGACGTATTCCCGCTCGGCACCGTCCTCGCTGCGGCTCTCGACCGCGAGCAGCGGCACTGCCGACTCGATCTCGTCAATCGCCAAGGAACGCCGTTCGATGTTGCCCATGATGCTCCTTCCTTCCTCGCCAGCCGCTTCGATCTGCTTGGTCAGTTTGCTCGCCCACGCTTGCCCCGGATCGCCGCCCCACAGAGCCCACGCGATCCGGCCCGCACTCGGGAAGCCGTCCTCGCCGGGGCTCCAGCCCTCGCCCTGCTTGTCCACCTCGTGCCGGGCGAAGTAGCTCGCCATCCGCTTCGCCGTGTCGGGCGAGATGTTCGTGCCGTTCGATAGGTCTCTTGCTCGGGCAACGCCGACTGCCGTGCCGCCTCGGCCGTACTCGTCTCGCCACGCGAGCCCCTTCGCTGCTTCCTCCCGCACGCCGCTCGGCGGGCTGAAGTCGATGTGGTCATACTTAGCCACCCTTCCGCCTCCGAGGCTTCCGCTTCGGCTTGCCGTAGGCGTTCTCCTCAACCGGCGGCGGCTCGGGGAGCGGGTCGATCTTCGTGAGCGTCGCGACCTTGTGACCGACTTGCGTCTCGGTCGGTCGCCATCCGCCGCTCACTTCTTCGTAGACCGTGATGAGGGCGGCCGGGTCTTCCTCGGTCGCGTCGATCTTGAAGTCGGTGCCGGGGATGTCCAGCGTGCCGTAGTCCATCACATGGTCGATCCGGCCGCGAGCACGCCCGCCCGACGAATCCCACGAGACGAAGTCGCCCTCCGCGACGCTGCCGGGGGCGGCCCGCGACTCGGCGGCCCGCACGAACTGCGGCGAATCGTCCACCCATACATCGACCTCGATGCCCGCCTCGCGGGCGGCTTCGTCCTTCAGCCGCTCGCCCACGAGCAGCACGGCATCGAACGCCTCGCGGTAGTCGCCCAGCGTCTCGGCGATCTCGTCTTGATTCTCGGGCGTGTCGCGACGGCGGGAGACCATCACGACCCGATTGCCGGCGGCGGCAGACTGCCGGGCGAACTCGCCCCACAACTGCGGGTCAGCGGCGAACGTCCGGTCGAAGTCCACCGAGATCGTCATCGCCCGGCTCGCGGGCAGAGAGGCGGCGAGGGGCTCGGGGGCCGGAGCTTCGCCCGGCATCGCGACCGGGGCGGTGCTGGTGCCCGCGATGATCGCGTCGATTGTCGATGCCGGGATGCCGGGGAACGCAGCGGCGATGATCGCCTTCGCGCCCTGCTCGTTGAGGAGCCCGGCGTTGTATTGGGCGACGATCTCCAAAAGGCTGGAGACTTGCGCCCCGTTGAGCGAAACGTCGGCGATCTGCGGCCCCTCTTCCGCCTCGACCGGGGCGGCGTCCGCGACCGGCTCGGGAGCCGGGGCGGTCTCGTCCACCACGATCTCTTCGACCACGGTCGCGGGCATCGGCTCGGGGGTCGCTGCCGCCTTGTCGAGCGTGGTCATGTTCAGTTGCACGAACCTGACATCGCCGCTTTCGACCGGGTTCAAGTTCTCTAGTGAGCGGATCTCGTTCACGCTCAACACGCCAAGATTCCAGAGCGTGTTGTAGTACGATCCCCGCCCGGCAGCGTCAGCCCGCAGCACGCCGCGAGTGTCGAACTCCGCGAAGTATTCGTCATCGCCTTCCAAGAGATCGCGAGCGATCGAAGACTCGATGCGACGCAGATACGGCATCAGCCCGTTCGTCAGGAAGTCGAGCGATTGCTGTTCGATATTCGAGAACGACGAACGCGTAAGGTCGCCAACGAGATGCGGCGGCACGCCGAACAAGCGGCACACTTCCTCGACTTGAAACCGGCGAGCCTCAAGGAACTGGCTCTCTTGGTTGTTTCCGCCGAGTTCGTTGACCTTCAGCCCGCCCTGGAGCACCGCCGTTCGGTTGCTGCGATCCGCCCCACGGTGAGCCCGCTCCCACTGGTTCCTCGTGTTTTCGGCCGCCTCGGGCGAAAGTTCGTGATCGGTCGAGAGGATCACGCCCGGCCGGGCACCGTTGCCGAAGAACGTCGCCCCGTGGATCTCGCACGCCCGAGCCAGCCCGATCGCGTCGCGGGCGAGCTCGATCGTGCTCATCCCGTTCACGCCGTCATCTGACATCCCACGCACCGACATCACCGCATCTTGCGTGTAGACCGTCGAAGAGCCCGACGCCTCGCGGTACGTGTACCGCAGGCGGTTGTTCTCCAACTGCTCGGTCTTCACCCGGCTCGGGTGCAGCGGCACGATCTCGCTGATCGCCCCGCCCGTGTAGACCTTCTCATCAAGGGCGAACCCGTGCGAGAGCAAGTGCAGCATCATCTGCTCGCGCCACTCGAACGAGGTCTGCCACGAGTTCGGCTGCGTGTGCAAGAGCCGGTAGAGCGGATGCTCGCGGGCGATTTCCTTCCCGCCACCCGGCAGCCGGCGGTAGAGATGAAACGGCAGCCCGGCGACGCTGGTCGAGAGCACGCGGATGCACGCGAGCACCACGGTCGAGCGGAGTGCCGTCTCGGCGTCCACCTTCACGCCGCTCGGATTGCGGTTGCTCGAAGCCCAACTGCCCGACTCATAGTCCCAGTTGCGGGAGTCTTCGCCGGGGAGCCACAGGATGCGAGCGTTTGGGGCGATCATAGGATGAGGATGGAGGGTTCGACCGAGGGCTTGTTGGTGATCTTCGATGACTCCCAGCCACCCAGGGCGAAGATCAGAGCCACGATCCCGTCGATGCGGCCCGTGCTCTTCTTCTTCACCGGCCGAACGTCCTCAAACGAGTTCGTCTCCACCGTCACATTCGCCGACATCCACGAGAGCACTGGGTTGCCGCCGTGGCGTATCCGGTTCTGAAGCACGAGCGATTCGAGCCTCTTAGTACCCGAGCTCATGCCTCGGAAGCCTTGTGACCATCCTGCCACTTTCAGCCCCGCCCCTTGCAGTTCCACGGCAAGCTGCACTGCCCCGGTCAAGTCCATGTAGATGTGCTCGATCTCGTGCGTCTTCGCGTACTCCAGCACGTACTCGCGGATCTTCGAGTGGTCGATCACGTTCCCGTCGGTGGCGGTGATGTACCCCGAGTTGACCCAGTGCTGGAACGGCTGGCGGTCGGTTCGCTCCCGCTCCATGATGAGATCGCGGGGAGCCCAGAACATCGCATCGACCTCGAACTCGTCGCCCTCGCACGGGTAGAGAGCGACCATCGCGGAGAGGTCGGTGCTCTTCGAGAGATCCATCCCGAGGATGCACTTCCGCCCAGCGAAGGGCGAGGTCGGGCCGGCGGAACACGCGGCCCACTTCTCGGGATCGAGCCAGCGGTTGGTGCTTTCTGTCCAGACCCCGAGCGAGTAGCGGAGCCACCCGTTGAGCTTGGTCGCTTTGTTCTTCGCCTCGCGGGCATCCGCCGCGAATGATTCCTCGGTCATGGTGACGCCCATGCCGGGATTCACCCGCCGCCATACCACCGGGTCGAAGTAGTCCTCCGAGCCGTCAGTCTTCGCCCCGAAAATCTTGCCGTAGAAGCGGGGATCGTAGTTCGGATCGGCAGTTGTCAGTTCCGCGTACTCGTGCTGCTCCCAGCAGATCGTGTCACGCCGATCGCCAGCCGTCGTGATCGTGCAGAGCAGCGGCTCCCGCCTGGAGCGTCCCGAGTACCGCAACGCCTCAAACAGCCGGCGGTCGGGCCACGCGTGAAGTTCGTCGCAGAACACGAACGAGTAGGACGGGCCTTCCGCCGCCCCGGCATCTCGCGAGATCACCCGCAGGCTCGACCCCGTGCTCATGCACACGATCGTCTTCCGCGAATCGACCACTTCGAGCGACGCCGCCAGTTCGGGCGATCGCTTCACCATCGCGGCAGTCTCGTCAAAGATGATCGCCGCCTGGTTGCGATCCTTCGCCGCGATGCACCCGAGTTCGCCCTCGCCCTCCATGAGTAGGTGCCAGATGGAAAGGCAGGATAGGAGCGTGCTCTTGGCGTTCTTCTTCGGCACTTCCAGATACGCGAGCCGATACCGCCGCAGACCGTCCTCGGTTCGCCACCCGTAGAGCGGCTCGATCACGTCTTGCTTGTGCCACTCCAGAAGCCGCATCGGCTCGCCGGCCTTGGCGGTCGGGGAGTCTTTCGTGTGGCAGCACACCGACTCCAAGAATCCAACCACCAGATCGGCGGCGTCTTGATCGTAGGTGTAGCCCGCGACCCGCTCGGGCTCACGCCTTGCGGGCAGCCTTGAGGGCTCGGAACTTGTCGATTGCGCTTTCCGCCTTGGCATCCGGTTCCACCTTCAGCGAGGCTCGGGCGGCAGGCGAGAGCCCGAAGTCAGACTCCAACTGTCGCAACTGCCCGGCGAGCTTGTGGGCGATCGAGACCTCAGGCCGCTGGGCGATGTACTTGATCTCGCCGCCGTCGTTGAGGATCGGGTACGTGTCGCCTTCCGCCTTGAGTTTCACCCGCACCGCAAGCCACCACTCCCAAGTATCGCAGTAGCGGGCGAGTGCCTCGACATCGGCCCGCGTCATCACCCGCGTCGCCTGGAGCATCGGCAGCAACTCGCCCCACCGGGCGGCGGCGACTTCGCCCAGGTGCGACGGCATCGCGATGCCATCGGGCGGCGGCTGCGGCTCGGAACTATTTAACGGGCGTTTCCCAGGATTTCCCCTGAGTATTTTTAGGGCAGTCGGAGTGCGCGGTCGGCCATTTCTAGCCATGCCGTACCCCCATAGCGGACTTTTGCGACCACCCCTCCCCATT